CTACGCTGCTCCATCTAACACCTCCTCAGATTCACCTTCGATTGGCGCTGCCTGGGCCTTGAGCGCGTCGGCGCGCTTGGTGACCTCAGCCTTAAAGCGGGCATGGCCGACCTTGTCCTTCGCCTGTCTCATGGCTTCCGTGGCCTGCTGGTACACATCGGCCAGCGCCTCAAGGCTGCCTGCCTTCTGCGCCAGAGCGATCCAGCTGTTCGCTAGCTCCGGATCGTTCGGCGCCGATCCCGCCATGCTGGCCAGACCCTCACCCCCGTCCGTGTTCAAGTGGTGAATCGCTTGTTCCAGGCGCTCAGTCTTCGGCCAGTACTTGTAGCCACGCTTCACCACGGTCTTCTTGGCCATCTCGCCCGGGTCGGTGACCCAAGGGCAGGATTTGTTCTTGCTGACCCAGGCCTTCCAGGCGCTCGATCTATCCCGGATGGCGTTCACATCCTCGATGCTCATGGTTTCGGTCAGATAGTCGCCGTCGGCGGTCTTCACGACCACGTAAACGCCGATCACCTCACCTCGATCCTTAGCAAATGGGTTGTAGGAATGGGTGGGCGGCTTGTCGAAACCGTTCAAGCTGAACGCATCGGCGGCATAGACCAGTTCGGCCTGAGCCCAGCGGATCGCGCCAGTCGCCATAGCCAGGTCCATCAAGCCGATGTAGCTGATGTCCAGGCAGATGCGTCCGTCGCGCGGGACCAGATAGGCCTGCTTCTTGGCCGGGTTCAGGCTGATGCCGATGGCAGCGATGTTGGTGATCGCGTTGGCCACCGACTGTCGGTTCTGCATGGCGACCTTGGTGGCGTACTCGCTCGAGGTGATGACCTGGATGGCGAATTCGGCCTCGCGCTCGAAGTTAAGCGAGCGGTCAGTCAGTACGTTAGCGAACTGATTTCGCTGCGCGTAAATGTCCTGCGAGATGATGGCTACTGCTTGGCTCATGGCGACCTCAGTAGGAAATGGCGATGTTGGGGATCTTGCGCTGAGCGATCAGGGTGACCGCTTGCTTGGCGCATTCCTCGGTCATGCCGCCGGCGATGAAAGCCTCCAGGGCGGCGCGGTTGATGCTGGCGCGGTGGTTCTTGTCGCGCTCGCGCGCCTCCTGCTGGCGAACGATCTCGGCAGCAGCTGCATCGGCTCGGCGCCGCTCGTCCTGGCGTGCACGCTCGGCGGCTTCTTCAGCCTGGCGCGCGGCATCCTGGCGCTCCTGCTCCGCACGCTGCTCGGCCGCGATGCGGTTAGCCTCGGCCTGCTCGATGGCGCGCTGCTGGGCGGCGGCCTGGTCGATCAGCTCCTGCTCAAGGCGGGCTGCCGCTTCGCGTTCTGCTTGCTGCTGCTGGGCTACACGCTGGCGCTCGGCCTCCACGGCCACTTCCTGCGCCTGGCGGATGCGATCAGCCTCAGCACGCTCTTCAGCCTCGCGGCGCAGACGAGCCAGCTCGGCTTGCTCGGCGTCGTACCTCTGTCGCGCCACCAACGCTTCACGCAGCGCGGCCAGAACCTGGTCTTTAACCTGGCCAGCCTCGGCGGCGAACTCTTCCCAGGTGTCGCCCAAGACCACAGCTTCAACGCGTCCGATCCGCTCCAGCAAGTCCTCGGCGGCCAGCATGCCCAGATCTACACCCTCGGCTTTGATGGCCGCCACGCCATGCTCATGCTGGGCGACACGGGCGGCTTCTGCCTGCTCCCACTCGGTCAGCGGCCGGCGCGTCTCATCCCGCAAGGCGTCCATCTTCGTCACGAAATCGCGCAGCTCGGCTTCGACAACCTTCGGCATTTCCTTTAGCCGGCGCAGGTAATCGCGACCCGGCTTCTCGACGGCGGTCTTTGACTTGCTGACCTTGGCGGCCAGGCTGGCGATGCGCTCACGCCCCTTGCGGGTTTTAAGGTCGGGCACTTCGCCTTCTACCTCACCCTTCACCAAGTCGATGAATTGTTGGAGTCCACCGGCAACGTAGAGGGCAGGGGCGTTCGCTTCGCTGATCTCCTCGATCTTCACGGCGAGCTGTTTTTCAGACATGCGTTTCTCCCGCGCCATCCATGCGGTGGGCGCTGATAAGTTGGTTATTGGGTGATGGAGCCAGCCAGAGCGCTGGCCAGCATGAAGGCGGTGCAGGCGAATAGGGCAGAGAAGGAGCCGCGCCAGATGACTAGGCGTCGGGCGCGTTGGTAGCGGGTCATTGGGCCGGCCTAACGGCGATCTGACCGGCCTTGAGCGCAGCGACGATCTCTGGCCGCAGCTGCTGCACCGGAAGGTCGCGCGGTACGCCTGCGCCAATGATCGCCAGGCTTCGCTCGATCTGCTCGAGCTGTTCATCAATCAAGGACTTAACCGGTGCAGTGTTCATGCAGCCTCCTTGCGCCCATCAACGATCTTGTTGAGGCGCCCGCAGTAGTGGTTGAACTCTTCGATGGTGATGCGGCTGTCAGCCAGCATCTCGATCAAAAGCTTGAGCACCATGGCCTGCCACTCGGTAGGGGTGGAGGGATCAGCCATTGCATCAAGCTCTTGGTCTATCAGCACATGAGGGCTTTTCACTCTGCCTCCTCGGCCTGGGCCACCAGCCCATCCTTCACCAATGGCTGGAGGAGGGTGCGCGCAATCTCGCGCAGCACAGTGTCGGTGTTTGGTACCGCCATCAGCTCGTCAGCCGCGTTACGCGCCTCATTGCCGATCTTGAAGTGGGCAGCCAGGACCAGCCTGCCCAGCACTGACTTGCTCGCGCCCTGCAGACCGAGCTGGCCCATGGCGAACTCGTCCACGGCTTCGGCGAAGCGCTCTTGCGTCACACCCTGTTGGGGCCGCATACGGCGCTGAAACAGGTAGTCCGCACCGCGCATGAGCTGGTCGATACCTTCCTCGATCCAGTGGCGCTCTGGGCGCTCCTGCGGCGTTTCACTAACCTCAGGAGGCATGCGGTTGTCGTACTCAAACTGTGCTGCTCGAAGTGTTTGCATGATCGCCTCCGGGGCGTTGATGCGGCCGCATTGGCCAGACGCCAGGCGCGGGTGACCAAACCCACCGTGAAAGGCGGCCTGGCGCCTGCCTAATGCGGTCGAAGTGAAGGGAAGGGGTGAAGCGTGAAAGCCCGAGGATTGCCCGAGCTTTCATCAATGGTGCCGCTCTCTGAGGCAGTGCCGAGCTGGAAGGCCTCGGCGCGCTGTCCTGTTACATGGCGAGTCCTCCGGTGATCGCACGCTGGAATCGCAGCGGCACTCAAGAAGGGGATGCGGGATGCATCGGGGTGTGATCTGGCCGGCGCTGATCTCCGGCTTTGGCGGTGTCGGTATTTGGCCGCCCCCTTTGTTTCGTGACTAGCACGCGGGACGTTAGTCGCATCAGCCTGCGCATTCAGATCACACTCCGATGCAGCCTGCGATGGGGAGCAGGGCATCGGGCCGTCTTTCCGGCTGTCAGGGAATCAGTCAGCCAATGGCTGGCCGAGCGAGGAAATCATTCAGGGCCTGCTGCTTGGCGTCCTCACCATCCAAGAAGCGGATCGCCCAAGGCATCAGCGTCTGGACCGTGCCATCTGCCATCTCGACGATGGCGACGCTGTAGTTGCCAGGGCCGTTCTCGAACTCTTCGTACTCGACGCCCCAGCCGTGGAACTTGCCTTCGGCCGCGTCTTCGATCCCTGTCCGGCGCCCACGATCGTCGTGCAGCGCTCTCATGGTCATAACTGGTCGCATTTGGTTGCCCTCCAGGGCGGTTGATATTGGGCCGCTACTCGGCTTCAAGCCTCGCGAGCTCATCGCGGATTTGATCGATGCGCTCCTGTTTAGCTTTGGCTTTCGCCTCGGAAGCGCTTTCCGAAAGGCTCGCCCGGAAGCGCGGGTCAGCCATGGTCGAAACAACCAGGCGACTCACGTACTGGCTCAGCGCGACCTCCATGATTGGATTGCCCTGGGCCCGGCCAATGGCATCGCACAGTGCCTTCAGCTCTGGCGTGTCCGGCTTGATGCTGAATCTTCGATTTTCCATGGCTATCTCCAGTGGATTCCCCCTGATGCGCCCCGCTTGAGGCGCACCGGGGAATCGTCTGCTCAGTTGAAGTAACGCCGCTCAAGTGTGATCTTCTCCGCTTGAGGTACCGGCGAAACGTTGTACCGATAGGCGTCCGTGGTCTCGTCGATCACGAAGTTGAAGCGGTGGGCAAGCTCGCGAAGTGCCTCAAGCGATATTGAAATGACCAAGCCATTGAAGCTGGTCGAGACTGTGTCGACCCCGGCAGTTTTGAATACATCGCCTGGGTTGCTGCTCCAGGCTCCAGTGACCTCCTCTACGCTGCCATCGCGCATCTTGAAGGTTCCACCACACGCTCCACCGCTACCTGCCGAGCAGTAGTCGACAAGACCTTCGCTTTGGGCCAGGTAGAGCCGGCCGAATCGGTCGTAAACCAATCCTTCCTGAATCTCGTCACGGGCTTTCTGATCACCGCGAAGCCGCATGTTCCAGCGGCGGTTGTACCAACTCAGCTCGACGCTGGTCACGGCATCTACGAGTTTCATGCTGCGTTCCTCCAGTTGATTTCCAATGCCGGCTCAGTGAACCGGCATCAGTAAATCGTTCTGTCCCATTACCGCCGGGGTGGCGGGGCGCATTGCATGCCCGGGTCGTTCTCTCGGTTAAGGCGTTTCACCTTCGTCAGCCGTACAGGGTGATCCCTGTCGTGGGCAGCCTTTCGGGGCTGTCTGATCGCCGGTCGCCGGTAGAGGCAATGCGGTCTGTTCACCAGTTCCAGAGCTGGCATGGGGATCGAATTTATTGCTCGCGCTGTGCCGTTGCCGGGATCGATCCGCGAGGTTCCCATCAATGTGAAAGAGCGGTGAGGCTTGAGGGCCTCCCGAGGGGCTGTGTAGCGCCTCGATGGAATGGAAGATAAGCCAATGCCTAATTATTGTAAATAGGTAATGCCTAACTTTTTTCATATGCGCCTAATCAGCTATCCGGGCTTGCATCGTTCGATGGCTCGGGTAAGCTCTGCCTAATACTGGATGGATGTACAGTTAACGGAGGAAGGTATGGCCAAGCAGAAGAAGTCGACCCCGCAAGCGCGTCAAGAGATGACCGCCCTTGAGCGGCTGGGCTTGCGGGTCTCGTCGATGATCAATCACCCGATCGCGCAGTCGCAGCGCTGGGTGACAATCCATCGCCTGGACACGGATGGAGACATGGAGTGGGAGGAGGTGATGGGGCTGCTGGCTGAAACGCCGGAGCTGGACCTGACGTTCAACGACGACGAGAGCGTGACGGTTCGGTGGGAACCGCAGAGCGCCGAGGATCGCGACGACCTGGTCGTGGAGAAGGACTGGGAGGAGAGGCTGGAGCAGGAGGCGCCTTTCTAATTGTCTCTCCTTAGAAATCGCGATACTGGTTTGATGTACAGCTTTCTCACCTTGACAAAAAATATTTTTGACAAAACGGAGCGAAACCACTGTCCAGACGATACGGTTGAGGATATAAGACGTGCGTGTGAGCGCGTGAGAGATTGCTTGCACTGTAACGAAGCATGTCCGTGAAGCCGCAGGAAACTAGGCCAAGATCGGCCTAAGCTACAGACTTAAGGAGAAGGCTCACATGCTGGAGATAGCTATGGCACACACTAAACCAGGGGCAATTCGTCCAAACGCGAAAAATGGAAACGTGAGCGCTGTGGTCAGCAGAAGAAGCTATTCTGCCCACACGAAGCAGGTTAACAACGCGTTCTTGATTATATTTGCGCAATACGAACGTGCCTTTGAAGAATTGGCGAAAGTTTGATATGGCTGGATCTGCAAATGTAGTTCAATGGCTAAGTGAATCAGACATAGCGTCACTCAATCATAATTTGATTGATGCCCAAACTCCGATGGAGCCAGTGGGAGTCTTGAATCTTTCAGGGCTCTCATCTGCTCAGTACCGAGCTATCCAGTATCAAAATTACGCTGGTGTTAGCGATCTTTTTGTGCTGGGTGCCGTTTTTTCCGAAGCGCTAGTCCAAAATCATCCTTTTTTTAATGCCAATAAGAGAACTGCGGCTGCGGCCGTAATGGTATTTTTATTAATTAATGGAATGATGCTTAAGGCTCCGTGGGAGCAAGTAGTTGAGATGTTTGAGGGCCTTGCCAAACATACTTTTGATATTGATGACTTTTCCTGCTGGCTCAAGCACTGGAGTGTAAAGTTTGACGTTTCTCAGCTCGATGAGCTGGCAGCCGACGCTTATTACAATAACGAAACACTCAAATCTAAATTTTCAAAGCTCTAAAAGCTTTTCCGAGGGAAAGATGGACAGGGAGTTGGTAGAAAGTATCCACCTGTATTTGGTTGATCACTTTGCGGATTCGGATGACCCTTTGGAGCCCTCGGGAGTTAAGGACCACAACCTTCTTGAATCAGCATGCGCCCGACCTTTTCAAACGGTTCATGGCAAAGATGCCTATGAAACAGAATACGAGAAAGGAGCCGCAATTTTTCATGGGATTATCGCAAATCATTGTTTTCATAACGGTAATAAGCGAACCGCTCTCCTGAGTGCGCTATATTATCTGGGTGAAAACAATATTTGGGTTGATCGTTGTAATGATGACGATATGTTCGAGTTTACTCGGCAGATTGCAGCCCATGAGATCGCAGAGAAGCGTGAAGATGAAATTTCAGTAATAGTTGACTGGCTTCTTCGAAATTCTCGAAAAATCATGAAGTCAGACAAGTATCTTTCTTTCAATGATTTGCGAGAAAAGCTTGGCAGGTTTGACTTTGAACTTTCGGAGCGAAACGCGTTAGTTGATGTCCTCAAGGACGGGGAAATTGTCACAAGGATATTAAAGAAGGGCAAGCACGGAAAAGAGGAATACGATCCGGTCTATGTTGCAGATCTCCGGAAGCGTCTTCAGTTGACCGTCGATTATGGTGTTGACTCTGGCCGATTCTATGGGCAGAAGGGTGTTTCCGAAGAATTGAATGAGTTTATGCGTATCCGCGGCGCGGTTTTTCGTAGACTGGCAACTGCCTGAGTCTATCCTTGGATTTCCGGCGTTACACAGAGTGGGCTCTCCCTTGACCCACTCTACGCAGCCCATCTATCACACTAAGTGAGCATTCCACACCAGCAGCACTCGGGCCTGAATGTAGGTCACGTCCCGTCGGATCAGGCGATCCTTGTGCCGTGGGTTGTCCGAAATCATCTCGTAGTGCTCCTCATCAGCCACCTGCAGGCGCTTGATGTAGAGCAGGTCATCCCAGACGAAGAGGTACACCCCATCGCCCACGAAGTCGCGGACGTTGATATTCACGATCAGCGGGTCCCGGTGCTTGATGGTTGGCTCCATCGACTGGCCCCAGCCGGTGACCACCTTCAGGTGGTAGTGCTCTTCGAACTCGACCCCCAGCTCGCGTAGATGGCTCGGACTGACGCGAATGTCTTTGAGCATCTCCGGGTAATCGTGTGGAATCTGGCCTCCGCCCATGGCTGCGCGGATGTCGTAATGAGCGATCCTAACCTCATCACCGACTAGGCCAGGCCGAGAGAAGTCTGCGGTAATCACATTTCCCTCATCAGTCGCTTCGGCGGCTGCAATCAACTGCGCGCGCGCTGTATCCGACAAGTTCTTGCCTTGCTTGGCGAGCATGGCGCGAACCATTTCGGCAGCTGAGGCAGGCGCCGGCTCGGCGACAGGCTCCGAAGTGACCTCCGGGAGGCTCTCGTAAGAGAAGCCAGGCCGAAGGCCCCAGTGCTCGGGGCCCACAACGTCAGAAAAGTAAACGATCACATCCATCAGCTTGGACTTGTCAATCCGGCCGTTTTTCACCCAGCCCTGCACCGACGGAGGCTTCACCTGGAAGTCGTCTGCGAGCTGTTTCTTCGATACGCCCTTGGCGATCCGCGCGGCGTCAATGGCTGCGCCTAATTCTGGTCCGGTAAGCATTGCCTAATTAGGCCTATCGCTAGAGCGGTTAGGCAATGGCTTGTGTGAAATAAGGTAATGCCTTATATTCATCGGTAAATCTCCAGGAGAGAACTCATGAAATCAGCAGAAGCAGCCAAAGAAGCATCCCGCGTGCTGGGCAGCCAGGCGGAATTGGCGCGCCGGCTGAGCGTTGCGGCACCAACCGTCAACCAATGGTGTTCAGGAGAGCGCACGGTCCCAGCCAAGCGCGCACTACAGATTGAGGCGCTTACGAATGGCGCCGTGAATCGTGCCGACCTGTGTCCTTCGTTCCCGTGGAACCAGATCGACAGCAATCCGACCCACGCGCTTTCCGCCGCTTAACCACTTTCAACCACAAAGGAACCCACCGTGTCGTACTTCGACCCCGACCACCTGCACAACAAGCCCACCAAGGTTCGCTTGGATGAGGCTGCCGACGACTTGCTTTCGGCGATGGCTCGTTTCAAGCGCACGCAAAAGGCTGTGCTCGCCAGGGAAATTTTGGAGCGCGGTCTCGACCAGATGATGCAAGAGCTTAACGCGAACACTGACGCGGCCTGAAGTGGCCGAGGAGGCCCTGTGCCAGAAAGCAAAGAGCTGGGAATCCAGCTCGACGGGAAGGGCAATTCAGATCTGGAGTTTCTTGCCAGGCAGAAAGGCTTAACCCTGAGCAACTGGCGGCACGAATCATCAATGAGGCTCTCGACCGGATGACGAGAACAGAGCCTGGCCGAAGTAACGTTCGGTCGTTTCGCAAGGGCTTATAAGCCCCTGAGGGACTCATGAGGAACTGCCGTTGAAAGAACTATCACCAAAAACGCAGACGCAAAAAAGCCGGTGGCTAGACCGGCTTCTTGTACTGCATTCGTAACGCTTGTGTGAGGTCATCATATATGCACCAGACCATCCAAAGCAATACCGTGGCTCTCGCGCCACAAAATCCGAACCACGATTCCGTGGCGCGCACGATGTCATCACGCGAGATCGCGAATCTTACCGGCAAGCGTCACAACAACGTGAAGCGTGATATCGCCGCCATGCTCGCTGACCTGGAAGAAGATGCGCTCAGTTTTGAGCACATCTACCTGGACGGGCAGAACCGCGAGCAGGTTCAGTACTTGCTCGATCGCGAGCACACGGATTGCCTGCTGACCGGGTACAGCCCGGCCTTGCGCATGAAGGTTATCCGCCGCTGGCGGGAGCTGGAGGGCCAATCCGAGCCCCGCCAGGCAGTCATGGCCAATGGCACCAAGGTGATCGGCGAGATCGCCATCATGGAGTGCTTCACGCGCCTGCTGAAGCCTGCCGCGTCTTGCCAGATGCAAATGCTGACCAAGATTGCCGAGAACAACGGGCTCGACCCGAAATTCCTGCCCGGCTATGCCGTGGATGCACCGCCAGATGCAACAGGGGGCAGCTCGCTTCCAACCAAAGCACTGACCGCGCTGCTCAAGGACAACGGCGTCCGCATGTCACCGGCATCGTTCAACAAGGCGTTGCAGCAGGCCGGCGTGCTCAAGGTCATGCAGCGCAAAAACTCTAAGCAGGAGACGGTCACGTTCTGGGCCATCACCGACAAGGGGCTGCGCTATGGCAAAAACCTCACCAGCCCACAGTGCCCGCGCGAAACGCAGCCTCACTGGTATGTGGAGCGATTCCCTGAACTGGTTGAGCTGGCAGGGAAGGGCCGCCCATGAAACTCGTGACGATCGTTGTTGAAGGCCCTGTAGATCCTATTCACCTGGGCATGCAGCTGGCTGGCGGACGCATCACCGCTGCCGGGATCGGTGACTATTCGCTGTATTGCGAGCTCATGGAGGCCGCCAAGGATCTCGTGTTGCTGATCGAGGACGGAGCGCTCCCACGGGAAGCGGTTCTCGAGGCTGCGGCTCAGACAGCACGCGACCTTATCACCAAGCTCGACGATGCCGGGGAAGGTCTCCAGTCCGAGCACGACGCATTGCGCATTGACGCCAAGCGGTATCGCTACATGCGCGACTTCCCTTACAACAACTGCGCCCGGGCGGTAGGGATCACTGATGGTCGCCATTTCTGGCTTCAGTACGCCGCTGCTGACCAAGCCGTTGATAAGGCGATGGCTGACGACGCTGAGCTTCTTGCGTGCATGGCGCAGGAGCATGGCCAATGACCGACATTCCACGTCAATTCAAGGGCGTCTGGATCCCTGCCGAGGTCTGGCTCGATCACTCTCTGTCGATTACCGAGAAGGTGATGATGGTGGAGATCGGCAGCCTGCAAGACCCCGTGCGCGGCTGCTACGCCAGTAACAGCCACTTCGCCAGGTTCTTCGGCCTGTCGAGCTCCCGCGTGTCCGAGATCATCAGCGCTCTCTCGGCCAAGGGCCTTTTGCGGGTCGAACTGATCCGCGATGGTCGCCAGGTTGTAGAGCGCCGAGTGCGCCTTTCGAACCTATTCGGAAAGTCGAATACCTATTCGGAAAACACGGCGACCCTATTCGGAAAAGGCGGTGACCCCTATTCGGAAAAGGCGGAGGAGAGTAATACAAAGAGCAACAGTACAACTGAGGGTGAGCGCGCGGCCGCCAAGGCGTCCTCGACCGCTTCGCGCAAGGCTTCGAAGTTCGACCCTCTGACTGCCTGCCCGACCAACGTTACCCCCTCCGTATGGGCCGACTGGTGCCAGCACCGCCGCGAGATCGGCAAGCGCCTGACCAAGACCACCTGTGACCGCCAAACCAAGACCCTGGCCGGCCACCACGCACCTGACGCAGTGATCAACCAGTCGATCAGCAACGGCTGGACCGGCCTGTTCCCGGAGAAGGTTCTGCCGGGTGCACAGCAGGGCCATTTGCGCCGCACCGGCCCCGACTTCAACGACACCAGCTGGCGTCACGACACGAGCGATGACCTATGAAAAACGTCACTCAACTGGTGCCTGCTGCTGCGCGGGCGCTGAAGACCTCGCAGCCTATCCCGGTCGCCGCCCAGCCGCTGGGCGTGGTGGACGACCAGACCGCTGAGGTAATCGAGAAGATCTTCCTCCAACTGCAGGGAATCTTCCCGGCCTACAAGCAGGCTTGGCCAGACGACAAGGCGCTGAAAGCTGCGCGCCGGAACTGGACCATGGCGCTGATCGACGCCGGTATCAACAGCATCGACCAGGTGCGGTACGCCATCCTGCAGTGCCGCCGCAGTGGATCGCCGTTCGCTCCGAGCGTTGGCCAGTTCATCGCATGGTGCAAGCCGTCGCCCGAGCAGCTGGGTCTGCCAGCGGCCGAGGACGCCTGGATGGAGGCGCTGATGGCCAAGTACAGCCACGAAGCCGTGCGACTGGCCGCCATCGAGACCGGCGTGTTCGATCTGCGCGCCGCCCGCCAGGACGACAAGAGCCTGCGCAGCCGCTTCGACCGGGCCTACGAGATCATCGTGCGCCGCGCTCAGGACGGCCAGCCACTCGACGGCAAGATCGCAGCCGGCATCGGCCACGACAGCCAGAAGAGTCAACTGGAGCTGGCCGACGAGTACGCCAGCCAGCGCCAAGCCCGGCTGCTCGAAGTCCAGCAAATTCCCAGTGGTGCTGCCGCGTGCCGTGCACACCTGCTGGCCAAGTTGAACATCAAGCGCGCCGGGCAGCCGGCTGGGGAGGGGATGTGACTCCAGCCAAGAAAGAAATCCTCATGCAGGGCCAAACCGGCGTGGCCAGGAAGGTTTACGAGTGCGTGCCCATGAACGAGCCGTGGACTTCGGTCCAGGTCATGACAGCCATGCGGAACTTGACCGGCAGCACCCCGGACAACCGGATCGTTTCGGGCTGCTTGGTCAGCCTGGTTGATTCCGGGCTCATCAAGAAATCGGGTCGCGACCACTTCCAGCGCACCCCTGTAGACGCCAAGCAGAAGACTCCGGAGCCAGTCATGGCCAAGCAGCAGCCGAAACTCGAACTAGTTGCCGACCAGAAAGCCCAGGGCACCCCGCTGGAAATGCTGAGCGAGCTGGCCGGTGAAATCGCCACCATGGCCAGCAACCTGAAGCGCCTGGCCGGCCGGGTCGAGGATGTTGCGTTGGCCGTGGAGCAGGAGCGCGAATCTAGCGCCAAGTCGATGGAGAAATACCGCCAGCTCAAGACGCTGCTGCAGAGCCTGCAAGGCGAGGAGGCGTGATGGACACCAACAAGGTGCGCGAGCAGTTCGAGGCTGCCTACACGGCCTACTGCGAAAAAATGGGGATCATGTCCTACACCGCATTCCATAGGGCTCGCGAAGTTTACGTAAGTTCTGCGACCGAACTTGCTTGGCAGATGTGGCAGGCCTCCCGCGAGGCCGCGGTGGTGGAGCTGCCGAAGTTCGAAGACTATCCGGCCAGCATGGAGCGCGACATGCTCGAATCGCTCCGTGCCGCCATCGAGGCCCAAGGCCTGAAGGTGGCGCCATGACCCTCCCATCTTTCCCACTCCGCACCGAGCAAGACCGGGCCCGAGCCATCCAGATGCTGAACCGGGTCGACCTGACCAAGGGCATCACCTGGTCCATGCGCGAGGAAGTCCGCAGCGACGCTCAGAACCGACGCATGTGGGCCATGTTGCGAGACATCGCCCGCCAGGTTGAGTGGTACGGCCAGAAGCTGAGCGACGAGGACTGGAAGCACGTATTCAGCGCCTCGGTACAGCAGCAGCGCGCCGTGCCCGGCCTGGATGGCGGGTTCGTCGTTCTGGGCATCTCCACCCGCCGTCAGTCAAAGAAGTGGTTCAACGACATGTTCGAAGTCATGGAGGCGTTCGCGGCAGAGCGGGGCGTCAGGTTCACCACTGCCGATCACTGGGGGGTTGCGGCATGAGAGTCGTGAGCAAGAAGGTCCGCGACAGCGCCCGTGGTCAGGACTGTGCCGTTCGGATTCCGGGCACATGCAACTTCAACCCCGAAACCACCGTGCTGGCGCACCTGCCATGCGGCCAGAAGGGCATGGGCATGAAGGGCTTCGACACCGTGGCGGTCTACGCCTGTTCAAGCTGCCACGATGTTCTGGACGGGCGCGGCCGGGGCGAGGTGGATTGGTCGGATATGCCCAGGGCCATTGCGGAGACACATGAGGCCCTGATCCGCGCTGGACTGATGACAGTCAAGGGGGCGGCATGACGATCCTGCACCTGCCATACCCGCCGAGCGTGAATACCTACTGGCGCCACCCTACCACCGGCAAGCTGGCCGGGAGACACCTGATCAGTGAAAAGGGCCGTAAATATCGAGCGGACGTGTGTTGGTCAATGCCGTATGCCATCCAGAAGCTCTCTGGGCGCCTGCGCGTGACGATCGAGTGCTTTCCCCCTGATAAGCGCAGGCGTGACCTCGACAACATCACCAAGGGCCTCCTAGACGCCCTGTCGCACGCCGGGGTTTGGCATGACGACGAACAAATCGACGACTTGCGCATCGTGCGCCGTGAAGTAACCAAGGGCGGCGCTGTGCGCGTCCGCATCGAGCCGATGGAGGCAGCAGCATGACCTGGACTATTAGCGACACGGCCTGGGCATTGCTGCTGGCCATTTGCGTCACCTCGACGTGGTGTGCACTGCACGCCCGATCTATCCAAGTTCGCCTCAAGAAGGAGCAGGGCCGATGAAATACCAAAGCGTGTTGGCAGCAATTGTTCGCGCCCTGGCGGCAGAGACCATGAGCGGAGTAGGGGGCGGCGACTTCGAGCCGAAGGTTCAGGCATCCAAGCTCAAAGGCGAGATCACTGGCAAGGATGCAGCCATGTTGCTGGACTGCTGGGTGCACGCCCGCCTGCACAGCAAGCTGATCCCTCGGCACTGGAATGCGCTGACGGCCAGGTTCTCCACCCATAAAGCCAAGAAGGTTGAGGCGATCGGCAAACTGGTCCCGCTGATCGCCACTCAGGCGCCTAACCTGTTCCGGTACAAGGCGGTCACCGCCTGGGCCATCCCGCCGGTGAAGGGCGTACAAGCACAGTCCGGACATGAGGTAGCCAGCCGTGCTGCCCGAGAGCGCGCAGAGTTCGCTTCGCTGCACGCTGGCGTGGTCCAGCACCTTGCGGGTGGCGAGATGCCCGAGGACGCCGGCCAGGCACGCCGCGAGCAGTACGTGAAGCGCTCAACTGACATGATCGTGCTGCCGGCCGAGTTCTACGACATCAACACATGGGACAACCAGGGCCTGAACCGGACCACTTACTGGCGATGGAAGAAGGCCATCGAGAAGGTGTTGGATGAGATGGTTGTCGAGGCGCTGGCGGCATCTGCCAAGATTTTGGAGGACGAAGGCATTTTGATGGCAGAAGCAGCTTGACAACCGCGCAACCGTGCAACATTATTCCTCCATCCTGTCATTCCTGCGTGTGTTGAGGATTGACGAACAGAACCCAGCCATCGCGCCGGGTTTTTTATTGCCCCGAGAGGCCCTCAAGAGTCCCGACCATTACCGATTTTGCTGAACTCCATTTTTTTCAGGACACATGGAACGAATTGATGGCATTCTGATTCTGATAGCTTGCTAAGAAAAACCCATCAGGATTCCGTGATCATGAAAAAAATCATCGCTGCTGCGGTGTTGTCCCTTTTGGCCACCGGTACACAGGCTGCTGACCTGTCTGGCGCAATCGGTGCGACTAGTCAGGGCGGTTTGACCGCTCGCGCAGCTGTAGGCTTTGACTGGGACAAGAGCTGGTTTGAAACTAGCACCGGTCGGTTAACCGGCTACTGGGATGCTGGCTACACCTATTGGGAAGCAGGAGATGCTTCTGGCGGGGCCCACTCGTTGTCCTTTGCACCTGTATTCGTTTATGAATTTGGTAGCGGTGAAGTGAAGCCGTTCATCGAAGCGGGCATTGGGCTCGCAGTGTTCTCCGGTACGTCCGCAGGGGATCAGGATTTCGGCTCGGCTTTCAACTTCGAAGACCGCATTGGCGCAGGCCTGAAGATTGGCGAAACGCAAAAGGTCGGTATCCGGGCAATTCACTACTCCAACGCTGGCATCAAACAACCGAACGACGGCATTGAATCGTACTCGCTTTTCTATAGCCACCGGATTTGATTGGTCGATCTCGTTTCGTCCGCCATGCGCGGACGTTACGGGTTTAAGGCATAGAGTGTTATGCGCACATCGGAAATGCCCAAATCTGCAACCGCCATGGCCAGTTCTTCCTGAGCGACAGGGAGCGGCACGCGCATTGCCGTCACGGGATCTCTATGAGCATGCAGCCGCAGAAGTACAGCAAGAGCGTCACTCTGGCGCAATGACGTCGGCGAATCGCAAACCCAAAATCGGGCACGTCCTTTAAGGTTGTAGTCGATTTTATATTTCATGCGATGCCCGATTTTTTCCAATGAACATCGGTAATGCCATAGCGCTCAGCCAACGGCCGCGAGATTTTTTTTAAGTCCGCCGCCCTGAACTTTGGGATTACGCTCACGCCTCCATCACAGGCGGCCCAATGCCAGGCTTCCGCGTTATCCATTTTTTCTGAACGGATGATAAAGCTGCGCGCTTCACCATGAAGCCGATATTCAATGAGGAATAGCGATTGGTTGAGCATTTCCCAGATCCGGTTAGAGGCCAGCCCGGCCATCGATTCTTTTAGCGCTTAGGTGAAGGTAAGGCAAGGGCAATCGCCCGATGCTGACTATCTATGCGCTCTACGTCATAGTTTGGAGAAAAAATGGACCCAACCGACCTCGGCCCAGGCATAGCTTGGCTGAGCGGTGCGGCAACTCAACGTCGCCGACGGCTACCTGTCTGGCCTTCACTTCATTCGCATTGAGAGGTTGAGCATGGAGTTTTTTCACCGCCTGCTCGACAAACTCGACTGGGCAATAGCGGGCTTATTGGGGGCCTTGGTTGCCACCCGCTGGCACAAAGACGACCTCACAGACCGCAAGGCCTGGATTCTTTTCCTGCTCACTGGTATGGCTTGTGCCCACTACCTTACGGGGATGGTCAGCGCGTACTTTGGCATCGTCGAACCGCGCAGTGTTGCGGGTGTAGGGTTCCTGCTGGGCACCTTCGGCGGCTCGCTCATTGCCGCCGTCACCCGTGCCATCAAGGCCGCTGATCTCTGGTCTGTCATCAGGTCCAAGTTCGGAGGGCCAAACGGATGATTCTCGAATACGTCAATGCCCTGGCTGCCGGCGTGATCGCCCTATGGGCATCCTGGGCAGTTCTGAGCGGGAAAGTGCGAGATGGGGTCATCGGCAAGATCCTCTACTCGATCATCGCCCTGAGCGGCTACGCCATCCTGGCCCGGTCGGACCGCATGTTCTTCACCCCCAACACTGCCGGCGTGACGATGCACGTCGCTCTGGCCCTGGCCGGATTGCGGCACATGTTCGTCATTACCTACTGGCCGCGCGTGAAGCGCTGGATCTGCCGACGCCTTGATTGTGACCTGTGTAAGCGGTCGAGCTGATCCGCGCCACGAAATCGATATGCGCCGTGTTGTGGCGCGGAGACATCTAGTCCTTCATCGGTCTGGCCTGTTTTTGCATCACCGGGTAATTCAGCCACCCATCATGGTCGAATGGTTGCTTGAAGTTGCGGGTTACCTCAAACAGATTCTCGCTGTCCCTCCCATTAGGAAAGGTAACAGTCACGGCGTAAGTCGATTGCCAGCCTGGGAACGATTCCAGTTTGAAACTGATGATGCCGGCCCTTTTGATCATCGACAGGCTGCCATCAGAGCCAGCAGTTATCGATTGGTCGCCGGGCTGAAATTCAAAATCAACGTCTTCAAACGACAAGTCATCAGCTTGAGACGAGAAGAACGTCACATGTCCTGTGCCTTTCATAAAATCCACCTATTCATGAGGAGCTTCACTCATAGCTCCCAAATCATGAACATTCAACAAAAAGAGGCGCGATAGTCTCAAGGAATTCCCTATGGCGCTGACAGCAAAACAGCAGCGTTTCGTGGAGGAGTACCTGAAAGATCTGAATGCCACGCAGGCCGCGATTCGCACGGGCTACAGCAAAAAGACTGCTCGCCAGATGGGTACGGAGAACCTGTCAAAACCTGTCATTCAGGAAGCCATAGCCAAAGGCATGGAGGACAGAGCGTCGAAGTCCGGTATTACGCCTGAGCGGGTGCTTCTTGAGCTGGGAAGGCTGGCCTTCCTGGATATCCGCAAAGCATTCCGTGCTGACGGCTCGCTACGACCGCTGCATGAACTTGATGACGATACAGCCGCTGCCATCGCTGGCATGGAGGTTGTCGAGATTGGTGCTAGTGACGATGTGATAGGCGTCACCAAGAAGATCAAGCTGAGCGACAAAAAAGGCGCCCTTGATCTACTGATGCGCCATCTGGGCATGTTCGCTGCGCCTGGCCATCCTGAGCTTGATGCTGAGCTCAAGCGCCTTGAGATCGAAAAGCGCAAAGCCGAACTGAAAGCCCTGCAGGCCGGGTCGCAGTCGTCCAATGCCCAGCTGCTGGCTGATCTGATCGCGAGGTTGCCAGGATGAACACAGGCAACCTGATGCTCGATCGCCAGCTTGCCCGCTGGTACAAGCTCAAGGATCACCCGGTGCAGCTGGCTTTGATGGATGCAGTACCGTCGGGTATCCGCTTCCCTTTGGTACCAGCCGGGCGCCGTAGCGGCAAGACGGAGCGGTTCAAGCGATTCCTGGTGAAGCAGGCCACGGCTTACAGCGGCCCGTACTTCGCCGCTGCGCCCACTCATGCCCAGGCCAAGAAGATCTTCTGGGATGACCTCAAGGCGTTCACGCTGTCGAGCATGCACAGCCGCCGTCCTTCCGAGTCGGACCTGATCATCTACCTGGAGAACGGCAGCGAAATCCACGTCATCGGCCTGGACAAGCCACAGCGCATCGAGGGTATCCCCTGGACGGGTGGAGGCATCGACGAGTTCGCTGACGTGAAGCCCGACGCATGGGAGGCCAACATCCTGCCCGCGCTCAACACGGTCAACCCGACCATGCCTGACTACCGGGCCTGGTGCTGGTTGTTGGGCGTACCGGACGGTCTGAACCACTACTACGACCTCTGCCAGCAGGCCGAGACCGGGCAAGACCCGAACTTCCGCGTCTTCCACTGGAAGTCAGCCGAGATCCTGCCGCCCGACGTCATGGACGCCATGAAGCGCGCCATGTCGCCCAAGCAGTTCAAGCAGGAGTTCGAAGCCAGCTTCGAGACTGCCTCGGGCCGGATCTACGAGGACTACGGCAAGCACAACCAGACGTCCGCCACCATCGAGCCGCATGAGCAGCTGATGTGGATGCACGACCAGAACTTCACGCCTTTGTCGTCCGCTATCGGCGTAAGGCGCAACAACGGCGCGGACCTGTACCTGTTGGACGAGATCGTCCTGACCAGCGCCATCTCGCGCCAGGCTGCCGTCGAGTTCGTCGAGCGCTACAAGGACCACAAGAACAAGCACGTGCTGATCTACGGCGACCCGGCGGGCAAGGCAGGCGAGAAGCATGGCCACGCCTCGGACTACACCGACATCGAGGCCGTGCTGAAGGCTGCTGGCTGGCGCTACACGCGCAAGGTCAAGCCTGCCCACCCGGCCATCAAGGACCGACAGAACGCGGTGCGGGCCAAGATCCTGACCGCCTCGGGCGACAGCAGCCTGTTCGTCAACCCTGTTACCGCACCCTGGTGCCACAAGGGCCTGGCCACCGTCCAGCTCCAAGAAGGTTCAACGTTCCAAGAGGACCAGAAGAACCAGTACCAGCACATCACAACCGCGATCGGCTACTGCGTCGACGTTGAATGGCCGTGCATCAAACACACAGGCGGGGTCCGCCGCATCGGAGGTTTGGCGTAATGCCTGTTCAATCCACCAACCCAGAGTACGACGCTCACATCGAAGAGTGGCGGATGATGGACGATGCTCTGGAAGGCGAGTGCGCCATCAAGGGCAGTCCACGCAACCTGCCCAAGCCCAGCGGCATGGTCGAGGCTGAAAAGCTGGATGGCCAGGGCAATGCCTATCTCTATCAAAATTACACGGCGCGGGCACAGTACGAACACTGGGTGCGCGATTCGCTGCGCTCGATGATGGGTCTGGTCTCCCGGCTCATTCCTGAGGTGAAGCTGCCCAGCGGACTCAAGGGCGTGGAAGAGAACGCCACCGCTGACGGGTTCGGCCTGACTCAACTCTTCCTGCGCATCGTTCGGCAGACCATCTCCCACGGGCGTGTGCCGCTTGTGGTCAACGTGGACGACCAGGGCCAGCCTTACTTTGCAACCTACGCTGCTCGGAACGGCATTAACTGGGATACCGCCGATCAAGGCGGGCGCCAGGATCTGGTGCTGGCCGTATTCCGCGAGTTCCGCAAGAAGGCGGAGGACCGCTACAGCCATGAGTGCCAGACGGTTTACCGTGAGTTCTTCATGCAGGGTCAAGTCTGCTACACGGCTGTGCGCAACGAAGCAGGCGAGCTCATCGATGATGAGCGCCCCCTTGGCACTGTTGGTGCCGGCAACCAATTGGTGCGCGGCCTCGAGTACATCCCGGTCATCTACTGCGGATCGACCGACAATTCACCGGACGTGGACGAGATCCCGCTGCTGACGATGGCCAGGGCCGCGCTGAAGTCCTACCAGCTCAGCGCCGACTACTTCACCGCGCTGCACCAGACCAGCCACCCGCAGCCGTGGGTGTCGGGCCTGGACGAGAGCGTCGAGCTGAGCGTGACCGGGCCGTCTGCAGCCTGGGATCTCGGACCCAAGGGTCAGTGCGGCTATCTGGAGTTCCAAGGGGCAGGTGTTGAGGCTGTCCGAACGGCCATGTCTGACCAGAAGAGCGCAGCCCTAGAGGCTGGCGCCAAGGTCATGGACGTGTCCGGTACCGAGTCGGGAGAGGCACGCAAGACGCGCCAGAACGACCAGCATGCCACGCTGCACAGCATCGTCATCACCGCAGCGGCAGCCATTGAGCAGGCCTTGCGGTACGCCGCCGAGTGGACTGGCTACAACCCGGACGACGTGGTCTTCACGGTCAAGCCGGAGTTCGTCATACCTGAGGTCAACGCCCAGGTGCTGGCTGAGCTGCAGAAGAGCGTCATGGCCGGCACGATCAGCGCCGAGACCTACTGGCAGTACCTCACCACCGGCAAGCTGCCCGAGCGGGCCTACGACGAAGAGGCCGGGCTGATCAGCGACGAGCGTGAGTCGGCCGGCATCAATCTGGACAAAGACGATGGCGACGAAACCGACGCAAACGGCGGACGAGATGCTGCTGGAGCAGGTCAGTCGGCACGCGGTGCTGCTGGAGCGGCTTAAAGCGGGTGAGGTCAAGAAGTTCGAGACGGTCCTGCGCCAGGTGGATACCCAAGTGCGGGACCAGCTGACCCGTAAGGAGCTCACGACCTACAGCCGAACCCGGCTTGAGGAGTTCCTGGGTCGAGTTGGCGGCAAGCTGCTGGGCATCTACCAAGCGTTTGGCGATCGCATGCAGGCAGACTTGGTGGACATCGCGCTCTACTTGGCCGCCTTCGAGAGCCGCAGCTTGTCCAAGGCGCTGCTCATTGACGCCATCATGCCGACGGACTCGCTCATTCGGGCGGCGATCAACACCCAGCCGCTGCAGGTGGCAGGCATCGACGGCGGCACCCTGCTCAAGCCCTTCCTCAAGGGCTGGACGCGAAACGAGTCGACCCGGGTCACCAACGCCATACGGCTCGGCGTGGTGCAGGGCCAGACGAATGCGCAGATCACCCAAGCTATACGCGGCACGGCCGCACAGAACTTCACCGATGGCGTGCTGGCGGTCAGTAACCGCAACGCCAGGTCGGTTGTGCACACCGCCGTGCAGCACGTGTCCGCGACGGCACGCATGGAGACGCTCGCCGCTAACGCCGAACTCGTTCCGGGCTACCGCATCGTGGCCACCCTCGACCGGAAGACCAGCCAGCAGTGCAAGAGCCTGGACGGGCGTGAGTTCGAGATAGGGAAGGGGCCGGTGCCGCCGTTCCACATCAACTGCCGCACGACCATCACGCCCATCACCAAGCTGTCAGCAGCGTTCGCGAAGGGCGCCACGCGCGCGTCTGTGGGCGCATCTGGGGGCGCGCAGGTCTCCGCCAGCCTCAGCTACTACCAGTGGCTGAAAACGCAGCCACCGGCGTTCCAGGACGCTGCGCTGGGACCGGTGCGCGCAAAGCTGTTCCGCGATGGCGGGCTTACTGCGGAGCGGTTCGCCTCGCTGCAGTTGGACAAGAACTTCAAGCCACTGACGCTCGATCAGCTCAAGGAGCTGGAGCCGTTGGCGTTCGAGAGGGCCGGTCTTAACTGACCCGCGCCACAAAACAACTAGCCACGATTTCGTGGCGCGAACTACGGCCTCGCATTGCGGGGCCTTTTTCTGCCCGCCAGGCGGGCCTACTCAGTCCCCAGGGGATAGCCACATGCCTTTTGACTTCGACCCGGCCGCCCACGGCCTGACCCTCGACGAAACCCAAACTGCCGCGCTGAAGGCAGCGCTCGGCGGCGAGGTACAGAAATTCCTGGACGGGGAGGTCTCGGGCCTCAAGTCCAAGAATCGGGAGTTGATCGACTCCAATAAGACCATCAAGACCGAACTGGACGGCCTCAAGGGCAAGTTCGAAGGCCTGGACATCGAAGCCGTCAAAGGCCTGCTGGCCAAGGCCGGCCAAGACGAAGAAACCAAGCTGATTGCCGAGGGCAAGCTGGACGAGGTCATCAGCCGCCGCACTGAGCGCCTGCGCACCGATCTGGACAAGCAGGTCAAGGCTGCCAACGAGCGTGCCGACAAGGCCGAGGCCTTTGCTGCCAAGTACAGCGACAAGGTACTGGCTGACTCCATCCGCGCTGCCGCCATCAAGGCTGGCGCGCTGCCCGAGGCTGCCGAGGACATCATCCTCCGCGCCCGCGGCACCTTCAAATTGAGCGAAGACGGCGAGCCCGTTGCCACCGACCGTGCCGGCGAAGTCGTGTACGGGAAGGACGGCAAGACCCCGCTGTCTCCCCTCGAATGGGCGGAATCGCTGCGCGAAACCGCTACCCACCTGTGGCCAAGGGCTCAGGGTGCCGGACAGACCGGCGACAACGGTGGCAAGGCCACGAAGAAATGGGGCGAGTACACCGAAGCCGAGCGCGCCGCGCTGGCCAGGGACAACCCCGATGCGTTCAAAAAACTCCAAGCCACCCAAGGAACCTAATCCATGGCCACGACCCAGCTGTCGGACATCTTCGTCCGCGATTACTACGGCGCGCTGGCGCCGGTGAACACCCCCGAAAAAACCGCCGTCTTCGAATCGGGCATCGTGACCCGCTCGCCGACGCTGGACAACATCGCCAACAACGGCCAAGGCACCTCCGAGATCAGCTACTGGCAGGACCTCGATGCCGACGAGGCGCCGAACATCTCGAACGACAACCCGGATGACCTGGGCGAGGTCGGCAAGGCCGAGCAAGGCAGCATGCGCGCGCGCACGCTGTACCTCAACAAGGGCTACGGTGTCGCTGACCTCACGGCCGAACTGGCCAATAGCGAGCCGATGCAGCACATCCGCAACCGCTTCGGCACGTACTGGACCCGTCAGTGGCAGCGCTACCTGCTCGGTGCTGCACGAGGCATCATCGCCTCGAACATCGCCAACAACGGTGGTGACATGGTCAAGGACGCTGGTGCCAGCATCAGCGCCTCCGCGTTCCAGGATGCAGCCTTCACCGCAGGCGACGCGGCCGATATGTTCGGCGCGATCGGCGTGCACTCGGTCGTCATGAACCAGATGGTCAAGCAGGACCTGATCGAGTACCTGCGCGACTCCACTGGCAAGATCATCCTGGCTACATACCTCGGCAAGCCGGTATTCATGGACGACAGCCTGACCTACGCGTCCGGCCAGTTCCTGTCGGTCTTCTTCGGTCAAGGCGCATTCGGCTACGGCGAAGGCACCCCTCACACCCCCGTCGAGATGCAACGCAAGCCTGACGGCGGTAACGGTGGTGGCGCCGAGGTTCTGTGGGAGCGCAAGACCTTCATCCTGCAGCCTGCCGGTTTCAGCTGGAAGGGCAGCAACAACCTGAACCTGAGCCCGAATGCCACCCAGTACGCCAGCGCCGCGAACTGGGAGCGAGTATTCGACCGCAAGCAGGTACCGTTCGCAGCAGTCATCAGCGGCACTGCCACCCCTTGACCCGCCAAGCGGGGCGCTGACCTAGCGCCCTGCGCAGGAGACCACCATGAAAGTCATCTACACCGACAAGCCCGGCCGTGAGCGCGGCGTTTGTTACCGACTCCTAAGCCAGTTCTTCGGAGTCATCGACGGAGCAACTCAGGTTGTTATCGAGGGTGACGCACCCGAGATCGTCGAGGCCTACGAGGCGGCCGGCATCAAGGTTGGCGAGCAATCCGGGGGCGACCAGTCTGAAACCGACCCGCACAAGATGAACGCCGCCGAACTGAAGGAGTGGCTCACCTCCAAGGGTATCGAGTTCGACGCCAGCGCGAAGAAGCCCGACCTGCAAGCCCTGATCCCGCAGGAGTAAGCGATGACCGACTTCATCACCGTTGCTGACGTCGATGCAAAGCTCGGCCAGGGCTGGGCAGGTGCCGGTGATGCGGTCCTTGCCGTGGCCATGGCCAACGCCTGGCTCACGGCCAAGATCAAGCGCGCGGTGCCTGAGGTGGTGCCGGACGCCATCAAGTCCGCCGGTGCGCAGGTGGCCAAGCTGGCCGCAGCAGGCAAGCTCTACAAAGACACCCAGCGCGAAGTGCAGAGCAAGACTGTGTCGGCCCAAGCTGGCACCTCGACCAGCAAGACCTACGTTGCGGGGTCTGTTGATCGCTCGACCGGTGAGAACTTCGCCCTCGACCTCATCGCGCCCTGGACCCGCCGCGCCGGCACCGTGATGCTCAAGAGGATCTGACCCATGGGCATGCGCGAAGAACTGCAGGCCGATTTGGCGGAAGCGTTCGATGATCCAGACGGCCTTGCCGACGCGGTGAAGCCCGTTGCCGGCAGTCGCACGGTCAAGGGCGGATATGACCCCGAGATCGGCGGCACCGTACCGGCCTCGACCATCCATTACATCGGGCGCGGCGTGTTCGGCAGCTACCTGGCCAAGGAGATCGACGGCTCACGTATCCAGACCCAGGATGTGAAGCTCCTGGTGCTGCAGAACGAATTGTTCGAAGGGCAAGCCGATGCCGTGACAGCCACCCCGGCCGTACCGAAGATCGGTGACCTGATCAGCGGGTTTCGGGCGCTCAACGTCTCCGAAGACCCAGCCAAGGCTACCTGGACCGTCCAACTGAGGAAGTGACATGCCCCGCGGATCACACATGACCCAGCGCTATGGCGGGCTTGAGGGTGGGTTCGCCGAGAGCATCCGCGCTTTCGCCGAGCAGGCCCAGGAAGCGCTGGACGCCACCTTCCGCGAGATCGTGATCGAGATTGGCAGCAGCGTAATCCGCATGTCTCCGGTGGGTAACCCGGAGATCTGGGCGGCCAACCTGGCGCACCGAGAAGCCCGCAATGCCGAGGCTGACCGCTATGACGCCAAGGTCGCAGCGCGCAATGAGGCCATCAACCAGAATCCGAGCAACTTCACCAACTCGGGCAAACTCAGGCGGGGCGTGCGTTACGCCAAGCCGCTTACCAAGACCGAGCGTGACCAGAACTTTTACGTCAATGGTCTGGTATCCGGCCAGGGCTACGTCGGTGGCCGCTTCCGGGGTAACTGGCAGTTCTCCATCGACTCGCCTGTTACTGAAGAGCTTGACCGTATCGACCCATCCGGCAGCGAGACGATTGCTGCGCTGCTGAGCCAGGTGCAGGCGCTGACCATCGGCCAGACGGCCTACATCGTGAACAATCTGGCCTACGCGGTTCCGCTGGAATACGGGCATTCAACCCAGGCCCCGGCCGGCATGGTCAGGGTCACCCTGGCTAACTTCCAGCGCATTGTCGACGAGGCCATCAGGAATAACAGCATATGAGCCATGCGCGAGCCCGTCAGGCCATCGAGATCAATCTGATGGCCTGGGCGATGGCGCGCCCGATTCGGGTCGCCAACTTCGAAGAGGGATTCGAGGCCGGGTCCGGCGAGACCTACCTTCGAGCCTACTTACTGCCGGCCAGCACCACCTGCCGATACCTGGGCGGCGACGCCTACGAATACACCGGCGTCTACCAGATCAGCATCGTTTGCCCGGCAGGCCAGCCCCTGGGCGTTGCCGAATCACTGGTCGACGAGCTGAGCAGCCTGTTCCGGGTTGATACAGAGCTAAGCCGCAGCGGCTTCGAAGGCCTGCTCACCGAGCCACTGGAGCAGGGCCCAACCATTACCGAGTCGGCGACCTATACGGTCCCGACCAGCTTCACCTACCGCGGCGTCGCGGACCAATCGCCCGTAGGGGCATAACCATCCGCCACCTGGCGAAACTTCAAGAGGAAATACCCATGGCCGCACGCTTCCCGCTGCCGAACGGCTCTGTGCTGGAAATCGCCAGCGTACTCGCCGCTGCCGTTGCCTTCACCGCTCTGACCAACGCTGCACCTCCAGTCGCCACCGCCGCAGGGCATAACATCAAGAACGGCGACGTCCTGGTCGTCAGTTCTGGCTGGTCGCTTATCAACGACCGCGCGGTCCGCGCTGCCAGTGTTGCCGCTGACAAATTCTCAATGGCTGGCCTGAATACCACCAACGCCGACAAGTACACCGCCGGCGCAGGTGTCGGGTCTGTGATCCCTGTGACCAACTGGGCTCAGATCTCGAAGGTGACCGCCTTCACCTCTTCCGGCGGCGAGCAGCAGTACCTCACCGTCGGGTACCTGGAGGACGATGACGATCGCCAGTTCCCCACCAACCGCAACCCCATCACCTTGTCGATCACTGTCGAAGATCAGCCAGCCGCTGCCTACGTGGGCCTGGTTGAAGCCTACGGCGATAGCAAAGAGCTGACGGTCGTCCGCCTCAAGCTGCCCAACGGCGACCAGATCCTCTATCCGGGCTACGTGAGCATCACCACAACCCCGACCATGGAGCGCAACAACCTGATGACCCGAACCATCAGCATCGCGCTCTCGGGTCGTCCGGTTCGCTACCTGGCTGCTGCCTAAGGAAACCTCATGGCGAAGATCAAAATCGCGCAGAACCCGACGTTTACCGCCGAGGTGCAGGTGCCTCGAATCGGTGGAGATCCAGTGCCAGTGGAATTCGAGTTCCGCTACATGGACCGGGTGACGCTGGCCGGCATGTTTGACCGCTGGAACAAAGCGCGCGACGCCTGGGCGGAGAAGGCCAAGGCCGACAACGCTACCTGGGAAGAGGTGACCGCCGGTGAGATCGCTCTGCAGGCTGAGCAACTGGGCGAAATCGTCACCGGGTGGGACCTGGAGGATAAGTTCAGCCAGAAAGCGATCCTCGAGTTGGTCCGTACCTGTACGGGGGCGCCAAAGGCCGTCATCGACGCCTTCCAGGCTGCCTACAGCCCGGCCCGATTGGGAAACTGAGGGCGGCGGCCCGGGCCTGCTACGAGCGTGGGCCCTCCGCCGAGCAACTGGCGGCGCTGGGGCTGACACTGGATGACATCGAGGAGGAGGAGGTGGAGGTCTGGCCAGATGCATGGCCAGCCTTCCGCCTGTTCGATGCCCTTGGCACCCAGTGGCGGGTGGCTTCTGGCGCCCCGTCTGGCCTGGACTACACCGCCATACCTGCAACTGCCGCGATGCTCGGCATCAAGCGCCGCGACCTCACCGACATTTTTCCCGATCTCCGCGTCATGGAGGTGGAGGCGCTCTCGGTGATGCATGATGCCCATTGAGCGTTTACTCCGCTGGTCGAATGATTGGGTGGCAATTTGACGTCGCTACTTGACTGCTGCAATATCGCGCCCCACTTTGATTGTGTATATACAAATCCAAGATGAATCGACCGCAAGGGGGCCGGATGCCTAAAAGCCTGGATGTAGCCGAATATTTCCTCCATCTGGAAGGAGATGGTGGCGAAATCTCGAATCTGAAGCTTCAGAAGCTCGTGTACTACGCCCAAGGGTTCAGCTTGGCGCTTAATGACGCGCCTTTGTTTGACGAGCCTGTCGAGGCTTGGATGCACGGACCAGTAGTGGCTAGCCTCTACCGAAAATTTCGTGACTTCGGCTCCAATCCGATTCCTCCAAACGAGTCCTTCGATCCAGAGGTGTTGAGCCGGGCGCAGCGCAGATTGATTCGAGAGGTCTACGACGTCTACGGCCAGTATTCCGCGTGGAAGCTTCGTCAGCTGACTCATGAAGAAGATCCTTGGAAGGACAATTATGAGGAAGGCAGTCATAGCCACGAGATCCCTCAAAAGGAAATGAAGGCCTACTTCCGCGAAAATTTGGTGAATTGACAGATGGCCGGGAGGAGAATCAAGGGACGAGACTCTGCTGGCAGCCATATCAAGCCTCGGACCTCGCCCGCAACTGAGGTCGATGACTCTGACACCAAGCCGCCAGTCTTCTCGTTCGAGTACCTGCAGAATGGTTGGTGCATTCAAGACTGTCAGCAAGAGGAGCGAGCGAAGATGCTTGAGCGGCTTCGCCGGATCAGTCAGCGGACATGGCGTGAGATACGGCAGCTTGATCGACACGGATACGGTACAGAGACGATACCGAGGCACATCATCAAACCTGCGCTGCCTTCGTTTATCACCGAGGACGTTAGGCTACTCGCATTCCGGGCATATGACCTTGTCGCAATGGTCGGCTACCGGAGTGGTCGAATTTTTCATGTGATCTGGGTTGACCGGGAGTTCAAGCTTTACGATCACTGAAGCGATGAGCGGCCGACTATTGAGCATGAAAAATATGCTCGGGCTGAACCCCATATATCACTAGAACCCGCTCCGGCGGGTTTTTTCATGCCCGGAGAAAAGCATGACCACCATTGCCTCCCTTGGCCTGCAGATCGACTCCGGTGATGCCGTCGAGGCCAAGGACAACCTCGACCAGCTGACGGATGCTGGCAAGCGCAGCGAGGAGTCGGCCAGCAAGACCGGTCGTGCCTGGGAGACCACCCTGGGCGGCCTGCAGGGTGACACCCGGCAGATCGTGCAGGAACTGCAGACGCTCAACGCCAAGCAGGCCGAGTTGGCGCAGCAGATGGCTACCGTGGGCCGCGCCGTTACCAGCGCATCCACGGCATTCAGCAGCGCCGCAGCGAACATGGGCTCCTTCCGGGCTGAGGCTGCGCAGGCCGGGCAAGTCCAGCAGGCGCTGACTACTGCCACGGATGCCGGTGCTCAGGCTGGGCGGCGTGCCGCTGAGTCCGCTGACGAGCAACAGGCCAGGATTCTGGCCGTGGCCAAAGCCTCTTTGGAGGCGAGCCAGTATGTTCAGACGCTCAATCGGGCCACTGAACAGAGCGTGGAGGTCACCGCCCAGGCGAACGCTGTGCTCTCAGATAGCGCTAGCCGTCAGACGGCCATCAACAGCCGAGCTCAAGCCCTCATCGCCACCGAAGAACGCCAGGCGGAGGCGGCGAGGAAAGCGGCCGGGGCCCACCGGGAGGAGGGGCAGGCACTGGACGAGCTGCTGGGCAAGATTGATCCGACTGTCGCTGCGCTGGGCCGCCTTGACCAGATGGAGCAGCGGCTCAAAAACTTCCGTGCAAGCGGTGCGCTGGATGCTGAAACCTTCGGCGAGTACCAGTCAAAGATCGATCAAGCGCGCATGGCCCTGGGAGGCGCAGATACCGCGCTGAACAAGACCGGTATGTCGGCAAAGGCAACTGCTGCGGCATTGCGCGGTGTACCTGCGCAGTTCACTGACATCGTCGTATCCCTGCAGGGCGGCCAGGCGCCGCTCACCGTCTTGCTCCAGCAGGGCGGACAGCTCAAGGACATGTTTGGTGGTGTCGGGCCGGCCATCAAGGCCCTCGGCGGATATGTGCTTGGCCTGGTGAATCCGTTCACCGTCGCGGCTGCCGCAGTGGGCGTGCTTGGTTATGCGTACTACAAAGGCAGCGAGGAAGCCGTTGGCTTTCAAAAGGCCTTGATCACCACCGGCAACGCGGCGGGTGCGACTGCTGACCGGTTGTCAGGGATGGCTGCTCAGGTATCGGCCACAGTGGGTACCACCGGCGCCGCCGCGGAAGTTCTCACCCAACTGGCTGGTAGCGGGAAGGTTGCCGCCGACAGCTTCGTCGAGATCACCGAGGCTGCGCTTGAGTGGCGCGATGCTACAGGCCGCGCAGTGGAGGAGACCGTCGCCGAATTCGTGAAGATCGGCAAGGATCCGGTCGCAGCGGCCAAGGATCTGAACGAGCAGTACGGATTCCTTACGGCTTCCACATACTCACAGATCGTGGCCTTGAAGGAGCAAGGTGACACCATCGGCGCCACCAAGCTGCTCACTGACACCTATGTCGACACCATCAAGAATCGTAGCAAGGAGGTCACCGAGAATCTGTCGATCTGGGAGCGCGGCTGGAAAGCGTTACGAGGGGAGGTGGCTGCTACGGTTGACTCGGTTAAAAACATTGGGCGAGAGCAAGACGTTGCCAGTCGAATCGTTGAACTGCAGCGCCAGGTTGCCGCGGCCCAGAGCGCCGTCAATGCTGACAAGGACGACAGCGATGCTCAGAAAAAGCTGACCAATGCAAATCTTGAGCTGAAGGGCCTGATTCAGCAGCGGGACACACAGCAGGCAATCGCCAGAGCCCAGGAGTTAGATGCCCAACGGCAACAGGCGGCCATCGTCGCCATCGGCAAGATTGACGCCCTGGAAAAGTCCGCTCGGACCAACGCCGAAAAGCGCGCAGACGCTTTGAAGGAATACACCAAGTCGCTTGACGCCATACGCAAGGTCGACCCCAGCGATGAGCGATTGAAGCCTGAGAACATTGCTCGGGTGAAGGCGGATATCGCCAAGCAATACAAAGACGCTGCCGGCCGCACTTCGCCGGTTGATCTCTCCGGATTCAACGACCAAAAGAATGCTCTGGCCGCCATTCTCTCCGAATACAAGAATCATCAGAAGGAGTTGGACGCTGCGCAGAAGGCCGGCCTGATCTCTCAGGAGTCGTACGCCGCCCAGCGCGCTGCGATCATCGAGCAGCAGAAAGCCGAGGTCACCAACGCCTACGAGGCTGAGATCAAAGCCTTGGAGGCGGCTAGAGGGCGGGCAAGCACCAGCGCCCAGCAGCGTATTCAGCTGGACCAGAAGATCGCCGACGCCCGCGCTGCCATGGTCAAGGCCCAGAAGGACGCCGACACCGAGCTTTCGGTGCTGGCGACCAACGAGCAGGGCCGGCTGGCCAAGCAGGCCAGGGCAGTGCAGATCTATACCGACGCGCTCGGCCAGCAGGTAACAGCGCTGAGGCTTCAAGGACAGCGCTCAGCCGAGAACCTTGGCCTCGGTGATCGCCGGCGAGGGCTCCAAGATCAGCAGTACGGCATAACTGATCGCATCAACCAACAGCGCCTGGACTTGGCCAACCAGTACGGCGATGGATCTCGGGGCATGAGCCTCGATGAGTACAACCAGAAGCTGGCGGCCCTGAACAAAACCGAGAAGGACCTGCAGGAAACCACCATCGCCAACTACGACCAGATGATGGCCGCGCAGGGCGACTGGCGTAAGGGGGCATCCTCTGCCTTCCAGAACTACCTGGAGCAGGCCCGAGATGTCGCCGGACAGACACGATCCTTGTTCACCAATGCATTCAGCTCGATGGAGGATGCGGTCGTAAACTTCGCCATGACTGGCAAGTTCTCGTTCGCAGACTTTACCAAATCGATCCTGGCTGACATGGTGCGGATCGAGACGCAGCGTGCTGCCTCTGGGTTGCTTGGTAGTCTGGTGAGCTGGGGCGCCACGGCGGCATCCGCCTACTTCGGCGGTGGCGGTGGTAATGGCATGGAAGCCGGGTCGGCGGGCGCGGTTTCCTCAAATCTCGGAGCCTCCCAAACTGGCTACTCGTCTGCATATGGATTCTCGGCCGGCGGCTACACCGGTGCTGGCGGCAAGTATGACCCTGCCGGCATCGTGCACGCCGGTGAGTTCGTGCTGCGCCGCGAGGTTGTCAGCCAGCCTGGAATGCTCGATTACCTGTCAGCCCTCAATAGCCGCGGCTACGCAGACGGCGGCTTGGTATCACCCATGCCGGTTCCTCGTCAGGTATCTGGACGGTCTCAGTCAGGCGCGTCCATCAGCGTATCCGCCCCTGTGAGCCTGGTCATGGAGGACAGAAGCAGCGAGGGCATGCAGCTCGACCAAACGCTGCTCCAGCAGAACATGCAGAAGCAAATGCAGATGGCTGCCGAGAAAGCGGTCGCTGACTCATGGCGTCCAGGTGGCGTCAGCCATCGAAACACTACCGGGAGGCGCTGATGGCCATCGAGAAATTCGGCTGGCCAACCCAGCGTGGGGAAACCCCTGAGATCAGCTATCGCACCCGTGAATCCCGGTTTGGGGGCGGGTACCGGCAGGTGGTCGGTGACGGGCCCAACAACAAGGAAGACAGCTACCCCATCACCGTCACCGGCACGAAGGCCCAAGTACGCAAAATCATGGAGTTCTTCGACAAGCATGGCGGTGCCAAGGCTTTTCTTTGGACTACGCCACTCGGAGATTTGGGGCTATTCACCTGCAAAGACCCCAAGCCTACCCCGGTGGGCGGCGGTCGCTTCAAAGTGGTCGCGACCTTTGAGCGGGCTTTTCACCCATAAGGAAACAGCATGTCACTGATCAAGGACATCCAGACCCTTGAGCCTGGCAACGAGGTGCTGCTGTTCGAACTCGACGGTTCGGACTTCGGCGCCGACACCCTTCGCTTCCATGGCCACGCGATTCCTCATACCCCCGAGGAGTTGCGAGCAGCCGGCGCCAATGCCGATCAGCTGCAGGCCAAGTCAATCTGGTGGCAGGGCAACGAGTACAGTGCCTGGCCAGTGCAGATTGAAGGCATCGAGGCGAACTCCGATGGCACTGCGGTGCGGCCGACGTTCAGCGTGGGCAACGTCAATGGCCGGATCACCGCGCTGTGCTTGGCCTTCGACAACTTGCTCGAGTTCAAGCTGACCATACGGCACACCTTCGCCGATTACCTGGACGCTGCGAATTTCCCCGGCGGCAACCCCTCCGCAGATCCGGCAGAGGAGGCAATCGAAGTCTGGTACATCGACCAGAAAGTGTCCGAGAGCGGCACGACTGTAGCCTGGGAGCTTGCAAGCCCGGGCGATGTGGGTGGTGAGACGATTGGGCGCCAGATGACGCAGCTATGCCATTGGGCGATGACGGCGGGGTACCGGGGGCCAAACTGTGGCTACACCGGCCCCTACTACGACATGGACGGAAACCCTACGTCAGACCCAACTAAGGACCAGTGCAACGGCTGCCTGGACACCGGCTGCACCGTCCGGCATGGCCAGGGCAACGAACTTCCCTTCGGCGGTTTCCCTGCCGTCTCGCTGATCGCCCGGAGCTGACCATGCGAAAACATATTCTTACCGCCGTGCAAGCGCACGCAGCGGCTGAATACCCGCGCGAGTCTTGCGGGCTGCTGCTGCAGGTAGGCCGCAGGCAGGTGTATCACCCATGCACCAACGCGTCCCACGACCCGACTGAGGAATTCAGAATTGCACCCGAACAGTACGCCGAGGCCGAAGAACTGGGCGAGGTGATTGGAATCGTGCACTCACACCCGGACGCCACCAGCAGGCCGTCGCCGCGGGACTTGGCCATGTGCGAGGCCACGGGCCTGCCCTGGCACATTCTGTCTTGGCCGGAGGGTGACCTGCGCACGATCACGCCTACCGGCCATACACCGCTGCTTGGTCGTCCGTTCGTTCACGGTGCCTGGGACTGCTGGCAGGCCTGCGCCGATTGGTACAAGCGAGAATGGGGGCTGGAGTTTCCCGCCTACGCCCGGAAAGAGGGCTGGTGGGAGAATGCATACGGCCCAAGCCTATACGAGCAGGCCTATGAAGCTGCCGGCTTCCACCGGGTGAGCGAGCCGAAGCGTGGTGACTTGATCGTCATGGCGGTGGGGCGTACTGCCCATCCCAACCATGCGGGCATCTACCTGGGAGACAGTGCCCAACTGCCAGGCGAGGTAGCCCACGTGTTCGGACCGGGGCCATTCATGCTGCACCACCTGCTGGGGCGACCATCGGAAATCATTGTGTTCGGCGGGCCCTGGCTCGAACGGACGCGCTTGGTCTTGCGTCATCGTGCCGCCCGCACGGTCAAGTCTGTGTCTTTTGTGCTGGATCGAGACGCAGCGCTGGCAAAGCGCATTGGTTAGTCAGAGAACTCAAAAAAATAATCATGGGTCTTTGCGTCCATGATCAGTCGGCCTTTCTGCAAAAAGGACATCCCAAGGATGGCTTGATACTTGCGCCCAGTGGCCGCAAGTGATGGTGCGACGAAGGCACCTTCAAGAGATTTGACACCTCCGTTAGTTGCGATTCTAAAGTTGATGCGATAATGCATTACTTCGGCGAAGCCACTTATGCCAGAGGTTACAGTCGATCCAGCAGGTATTAGCTCTAGGCGCTCGGCAAAACCGCTGTCAATTACTCGATGATCAGCTCCGGTGTCTATCAAAGCCAACGCTTTCGATATGGTGGGGACACCAAGTGTCGAGTGGTCTATCTCGATTTCGATTACCGGTTTGAGATCCAGTTCTAGTGGCAGCTCTGAAAGTGAGCCGTCATCATTCAAAAATCTGACCCTTACAACGTTTTCTTCAATGACTGCTCTCGGTCGCACTTTCCACCCAGCTCCTTTGTTCAATCGGTCTACTGATTCCCATCCACCAGCAGATCTCGCAACGCTACTACGACCGCTTGCAAAAGGGTTACTGGCCGTTCATCCACCCTGGATGTCTGGCCAGCCAGGCTGCTACAGTCGTGGTTTTCAAGGAGGGATCACATGCGAGTTTTGATCGTGGCACTGGGGCTGGCTTTGCTGGCGGGGTGTGTCTCGCCAGCAGATCTTGAGAAAAACGAGCCAACGATCGCTGCCGCCACTCTCAAAGACCCTAAGACATACGCGCTTTGTGTTTTCCCAAAGTGGCAGGCAGCACGCGCTGACTCGGCGATGGTTGAAACCTCAGACGGTTACCGACTCTGGGTTGCCCAGAGCAATATGACCGATGAGCTGCTTGATATCCGCAAGTCGGGTTCGGGCAGTGCTGTGACTCTCAAGCAAAGGATGGCCTGGAGCCCAGGTCTCGGTAGAAGCGCCATCGAAAAAGCTGCGAGAGATTGCTTGTAGCTTCCAAGAATACAGCCGCCTTCGGGCGGCTTTTTTACGCCTGGAGGAATTATGCCGGCATTCGCTCAGCATCATGTGAACATCAAACTCTCTGGATCACTGGCGCAGAAGTTTGGGAGGCTGCACTCGAAGGTTCTGGACACTGGGAAGGCTTGGGAAGCGTTCAAGGCCTTAAAGGTCACCATTCCTGGTTTCGAGGAAGAGGTTAAACGACTGGATCGGCTTGGGATGAGATTCGCTATTTTCCGTAACGGGAAAAACGTGAGCGAGTCAGATTTCGACAGGGGGGGAGTCCAGGAATTGAGGATCGTCCCAGTCGTACAGGGCGGAAAGCGCGCCGGGCTGCTCCAAACAATCATCGGCGCCATTCTCATCGTGGTGTCTTTCATCCCAGGTTTTCAGGCTGCTGCAGCACCTGGTATTGCACTCGTTGCAGGAGGCGTCATGCAAATGCTCAGCCCCCAAGCCAAGGGCCTATCCCAAAGTGCGGCCCCGGAAAACCTGCCGAGTTACGCGTTTGGTTCCGCCAAGAACACCACCGCCAGCGGTAACCCTGTCCCGATCTGCATCGGCGAACGACGCTGGGGCGGGGCGATCATCTCCGCCTCGATCGAGGCACAGGACAAGGCATAGCGCCAAAAGAATGCACAGACCGCCAGTTGGCGGTTTTTTTTCGCCCGGAGGAAAGCATGGGCCCAGTAGATCACCTGGAAATTGTCGGTGCTAAGGGTGGCGAGAGCCAGCCAAAGCAGGCAGTAGAAGCGCCGGACAGCCTGCGCTCCACGAACATCGCCAAGATCCTGCTGGCCGTGGGCGAAGGCGAATTCGATGGGGTGCCCACCGACCGGGACATCTACCTCGACAACACCCCGATCGCTGATGCCAGCGGCAACGTGAATTTCCCAGGTGTGAAATGGGAATGGCGCCCGGGCTCCGTTGAGCAGAGTTACATCCAGGGCATCCCGTCGGTGGAGAACGAAACTTCCGTCAACGTTGAGCTGCGCAGTGACAACCCGTTCACGCGCGCCCTGAGCAACACCCAGCTCTCGGCTGTTCGCGTGCGCATGTCCTGGCCGCGCTTGGCCAAGCAGGAGAGCAACGGCGACACCAGGGGCTATCGCATCGAGTACGCGATCGATATCGCTACAGACGGTGGCGCTTATGTCGAGGCTCACCTGGGCGCAGTGGATGGCAAGTCCACCAACGGTTACCAGCGTTCGGTACGCGTGAACCTGCCCAAGGCCACTTCCGGGTGGATGCTGCGCGTGCGCCGACTCACGCCGAACGCGAACAGCGGCACCGTGGCCGATACCATGACCGTGGCTGGCTATACCGAGATCATCGACCAGAAGATCCGGTACCCGAACACGGCCTTGTTGTACATCGAGTTCGATGCCCAACAGTTCCAGAACATCCCAGCGGTGACGGTGAAGTGCAAGGCCAAGCGCTGGCCGGTGCCAAGCACCTATGACCCGATCACCCGCACCTACAGCGGTGTGTGGGACGGCACGTTCAAGCTGGCCTGGACCAACAACCCTGCCTTTGTGACCTATGGCCTGTGCGTGGAAGACCGCTTCGGCCTGGGCAAGCGCATCAAGCCGTGGATGGTCGACAAGTGGGAGATGTACCGCATCGCCCAGTACTGCGACCAGCTTGTGCCGAATGGCGTTGGCGGCCAGGAGCCGCGTTTCCTCTGCGACATGAACCTGCAAGGCCGTGCCGAGGCCTGGACGCTGCTGCGTGACCTGTCTGCTATCTACCGGGGCATGGTCTACTGGGCCCACGGTTCGCTGTTCATGCAGGCCGACATGCCGCGTGCCCAGGACATTGACTACGTCTTCACCCGGTCGAACGTGATCGACGGTGAGTTCGTGTATGGCGGCGCCGAGCGCAGCACGCACTACAGCCGGGCCTTGGTCAGCTACGACAACCCGGCCAACAACTACGACACCGACGTTATTCCGGTGACAGACAACGCGCTGCAGCGCCGGTACCGGGATCGCCCAATCGAGCTGTCGGCGATTGGCTGCACCCGCGCGTCTGAGGCTCAGCGCCGCGGTAAGTGGGCGCTGCTGAGCAACAGCCAGGACCGCACCGTTACGTTCAAGACCGGCATGGAGGGCCGTATCCCGCTGCCTGGGTTCGTCATCCCAGTGGCGGACGAGTTGGTAGCAGGCCGGCCCAATGGCGGCCGTATTTCCTCGGCTGCTGGCCGCGTCGTGACGCTGGACCGTGACACCCCGATCAAGGCCGGCGACCGACTGATCGTGAACCTGCCCAACGGTACCGCCCAGGCGCGGACCGTGCACTCCGTCGCGGGACGGGCGGTGACCGTCACCACCGAGTACAGCCTGCAGCCCGAACCTGAATTGCAGTGGGCGATCGACTATGACGACCTAGCCATTCAGCTGTTCCGGGTGCTCAAGACCACCCGCACCCAGGAGGGCAGCTACGAAATCACTGCGCTCGAGTTCAACCCGAGCAAGTTCGCCGCGATCGACACCGGCGCGAAGCTGGACGAGCGCCCGATCAGCGTTATTCCGGTGACCACCGTGGCGCCTCCGGGCAGCGTATCGCTGTCGTCTGGCCACATGATCGACCAGGGTATTGCGGTCAGCACCATGACCATCGCCTGGCCGGCAGTGGCGGGCGCCGTTGCCTATGATGTCGAGTGGCGCAAGGACAATGGCAACTGGATCCGCTTGCAGCGCACCGGTGCCGCGTCTGTGGACGTGGTCGGTATCTACGCTGGCGCTTACCTGGCCCGCGTCCGTTCGGTGAGCGCGTTCGATATAACCTCGATCTGGAAAAGCTCGAACCTGACCCAGCTGAACGGCAAGGAAGGTTTGCCGCCGGCGGTCACGTTCCTGGCAACCGAGAGCTTGCTGTTCGGCATCGGCATTAAGTGGGGTCTGCCTGCCGGCGCCGAAGACACCGAGCGTACCGAGCTGTGGTACAGCGAAGGCACTGACCTTGGCGCGGCAACCAAACTCGCTGATCTGGCCTACCCGCAGAGCGACCACGTCATGCAGGGCCTGCGCGCGGGGCAGCGCTTCTTCTTTTGGGCACGCCTGGTGGACCGGTCCGGCAACGTGGGCCCGTTCTTCCCTGTGGCGCCGACCGTGGTTACCGGCATTGCGAGTGCAGACGCCAGCCCGATCCTCGAGCAGATCAAGGACCAGATCACCGAGAGCGAGCTGGGCAAGGAGCTCACCAGCAAGATCGAAAAGATCGCGCTTATCGATGGTAACGGTCCGGGCTCGGTGAACGAGCGGATCGGCACCGCCAAGACTGAGCTGGCCAAACAGATCAGCGACGTGAACAACGCCCTCGGCATTGTGAAGGGCAACCTCGAGCAGCAAATCACCGCCGTGAGTGCGGACGTTTCCGCCGCCAAGATAGATCTGCAGCAACAGATCGCGAACGTTTCGGCTCTGGCAGGCTCGCTGCCATACCGCAAGGACAAGGCCTACAGCGTCGGCCAAAGCGCCTTGGGCAGTGATGGCAAGCTCTACCAGGCCCTGAAAGCGGTACCGCTGAACACGCCGCCACCGAACGCTACCTACTGGACTGACGTAGGGCAGGCCGTTGTTACGGCCAACGGCATGGCCGCGCGCGTCTCGAAGGTTGAAACCGACGTATCCACGCTGGATGGCAAGGTGACCGCCCAGGCGTCTCAGATCAGCGGTCTGCAATCGAGCCTGACCACCACCAACGGCAACGTCTCGGCTGCCCAGCAGGCTGCTCAGGATGCGGCCACGCTGGCGGGCGGGAAGGGCAAGGTCATCGTTCAATCGGCAGCGCCTGCTGTCGCTGATCGTCTGGCGCAGAACTTGTGGATCGACACCACCAGCAATGCCAACACTCCGAAACGCTGGAACGGCTCGGCTTGGGTCGCGGTGACGGACAAGGTGGCCACCGATGCAGCGGCTGCTGCCCAGTCGGCGCTCAGCCAAGTGGCGTTGAAGGCCGACGCGAGCGTAGTGACTAACCTGAGCACCCGTGTCAGCGATGCCGAGGGCAAACTGTCGTCGCAAGCCACCCGCATGGACGGCATGCAGACCAGCATCGACGGCAAAGCCAGCTCGCAGGCATTGCAGCAGGTCACCAGCCGCGTGACGGCGACCGAAGACAAGGACAAGGCCCAAGATCAGCTGATCAGCTCACAAAGCCAGGCGCTCACCTCGCTGACTGACAGTGTAAGTAAGAAGGCCGACGCCTCCACTGTCACGCAACTGGCCAATGACGTTAAGGCCCAGGGCAATACGCTGTCGGCGCAAGGCTCCTCGCTAACCAAGATCGAGACGAGCCTGCCGTCTATCAGTGGCGAGAACCTGTTGGCCAACAGCTCGTTTGAGGAGGTCATCGCCGATGGCACTCGGCCTCGGCACTGGGCAATATCGGGCGCCGCTGCACGGGCGTTCGTGCCTTCACCTCTGACCAGCAGCCTCAATGCCCTGCGCATCAGCGCGAGCGTCGGCGCCGGAAACTACATCGAGCTGGTCTCCAGCCCCGCCGATGGCCGGGCGCGGGTGAAGGTCACGGCTGGCGCCACCTATACCCTGAGCGTGTACGCGCGCGGTTCAGGCGCGCCTGGCTATCTGCGGATGTACCTCCAGTTCCTAGACGCGGCGGGTGTGGTGCTGTCGGCTCCGTCGACGTCTGGCAGGCCTGTACTTGGGGAGAACTTTACTCGCTATACACTCACCGAAATTGCGCCGGCCAATGCAACACAGGTCAATGTGTATGCCTGCCGCCTGATCAATGACTCGAACGCTGCGGTTGCTCTTTGGGCCGAGATCGACAATGTGCAGTTGCAAGAGGGGGTGGTAGCCACGGCCTATCAGCCATCGATCTTGGCGGCGGCCGATGTATCCGCCGAGGCTGTCACCAGCCTGGGCGCGCGGGTGGAGAAAACCGAGCAGGGTCTGAAGTCTTCGGGCGAGCAGGTCACTAGGCTCACCAACAGCCTGACAATCACCGATGGCAACGTGGCAACCGCCCAGCAGGCGGCCCAGGCTGCATCGAACCTGGCTGGCAGCAAAGGCAAGGTGCTGGTCCAGTCTTCGGCGCCGGCAGCGGCCGACCAAGCCGCGCAGAACCTGTGGATCGATACCACCGGCAACGCCAACACGCCGAAGCGGTGGAACGGCAGCGCTTGGCTGGCAGTGACCGACAAGGTGGCCACCGATGCAGCCGCCGCAGCGCAAAACGCGCTGAACCAGCTGGGCGGCAAGGCCGACGCCAGCGCGCTGGCCAGCCTGGGCAGCAAGGTCGAGCAGCAAGGCAAGGACATCACTGCTGCTGGTCAGTCGATAACACGGATCGACACGTCGTTGACGCAGGTCAAGAGCGATACAGCGAGCAACGCCTCGGCGACCTCGGCGCTAACCGGACGGGTTGGCGCTACCGAAGCAGGGTTAACCAGTGTGTCGGGCCAACTGACGGAGGTGAGCAACAGCATCGGCGATGCCGGCGGCGAGAACCTGTTTTACAACCCAGCAATGACCAAGTACGCGAGCCTGAACGGCGCTGCAGAAGGATGGCAGACCGAGGGTAGCGTTAGCTCGGTGGACACATTGGTTGTGTCCTGGCTCAGTTCAGCGGAGAAAGCCCTGCGGATTGAAGTGCCTTCGGGGCTCACCACTTCTGGTGCCTCGCCCACGGGTTACAAATCGCTGAGACCTGCCTCTAGCGGAAGCGTGATCAAGCGCCCCAAGGTTGCAGAAGGTGAACCGTTCACCGCGTCGGCCTATGCACGCGGTACGACAGGCCTAGCTTGCCGTATCTACCTGCAATGGCTCAACGCATCAGGCGCAGCAATTGGCGCTCCCGCCAGCACTCTGGTGCCGCTGAGCCCTTCATCGAAGCGGGTCGAGTACTCGGGTGTCGCAGTAGCAGGCGCGGTCGAATGCAACGTCTACTACCGTGTGTTCAGCATCACTGGTGCAGTCAGCAGTGGCTACATGGAATTGGCCCGGCCCAAGTTTGAACACGGCGCCAGGGCCACCGGCTGGTCGGACAATGGGCAGGTTACAGGTGCCGAGGTATCAGCGAATAGCAAAGCGATCGACAGTCTCAATTCGAGCGTTGAGCAGCAAGGCGCGGCAATAACGGCAGTAGCTAGCAGAACTACCCAACTGGAGACCAGCGTCAACAGCCCCGTCAACGGCCTCGCCACCAGAGCGTCCGCTTCCGCTGTGGAAGCTATCTCAGGCCGCGTGTCTGCAACGGAAAACAGCCTCACGTCACAATCGGGCCAATTGGTTGATCTACGCAATAACCTTGCAACTGTGACCAGTGGGCTCGGTGCAGCTGGCCTGGATCCTGCACCCGGAGGGCTTTGGCATTTCGATGGAGCTTTGGATGTGTGGTATGGCCAAGGTGCGAATATCACGCTCGGCGCTGGTTTCTTGACCATCAGTTCTACAAGCAATGACCCGCAACTCATAAGCGCGGCCGGTCTCGCCATCGAGGGCAATGCTTACACGCGCATTCGTGTCGCAATAACTCGACGTGGCGGCTCGGGATGGGATGGGCAGCTGTTCTACTCGACTAAAGACCATGGTTTTGCTGGCAGCTACCGCAAGGTCATCGCCAATCCAGCGCTGGCCGTGGGCGCTAGCACCATCCTTGAATGGGACATGGCAAACCTGACATCAGGGGGGGCTGACTGGACCAGCAGTGTCATCGACCGGGTCCGTATCGACTTCGGCAGTATGCCGAGCGATGTGTTCGAGGTGGACTGGATTGCGATTGGTCGTGCCGCACCATCAGCCTCCAGCCGCGCGTTGTCGTCGCTGGATTCCAAGGTGACACAGCAGGGAGACAAGATCGAGTCCGAGGCCAAGCGCACAGACGGGCTGTACACGTCCGTGGGCAATGCCAACGCTGCCATTCAGGACGAAGCCAAAACCCGTACCAATGCCGACTCGGCACTCAGCACGCGCATCACCACCGCGCAGGCAAAGGCTGACGATGCTCTCGCAGCAGCCCAGAGCGAGGTCACCGCGCGAGCCGATGCCGACACTGCCTTGGGCAAGCGTGTTGACACTGTTCAGAGCAACCTGGGCAGTACCAACGCGTCAGTGCAGCAGATCAGCACTGCTCAAACCGGTCTCAACAACAAGGTCAACGCCTCGTACTCCGTGCGGCTCCAAGTGGTAAACGGCAACCAGTATGTAGCCGCTGGGTTCGGGGTTGGGGTTGAAAACAACGGCGATGTGTTGCAATCCACGTTCGCCGTAATGGCGGATCGGTTCGCCGTGCTCAATCCGAGCGGAAACGGCTTTGTGAGCCCATTTGCCATTCAGAATGGGCAGGTGTTCTTGAATGAAGCCTTTATTTCTACCGCGACAATTCAGAGGGCAATTGTAGGTAACTCGATAAGCTCGTCGGAGCTTGCAAATAATGGAGTTCCAATTATGCGCATGGACTTCGCTGGGGGAACAATAATCATGCAGAATAAAGCGGCGACAGCTTACACGGTGTTCAACCGCAGCGGAATTGATATGGTCATCAACGGAGTTCGACGCATTCGTATGGGTGAGTGGTAATGGCAACTGGCCTTGAAGTTTATGGCGCAGATGGTCGACTACTCGTCAACATGACGATGTCGATCAGTCAGCATCAAGGGGATGTTGTCACCAACGCAACGGGCGGCGCGATAACACTGCCCGGTATCCCAGCGGGTAAGCGGCGATTCTATATCGTCGTGCCGCTGGTCGATACGCAGCAATGGAAGGGCAAGAAACCGGGCGTGACAATCTCAGGCAATACCCTGTCCTGGCAATACCAGCACTCGGTTTGGTTTGGTCAGTTCAGCGCGAATTGCAGGATCTACTATGGCTACTATTAGGAGGTGAAATGCCTGTAGGATTTCAGGTATTCAAAGAAGACGGCACGCTCCTTTTTGATATCGACCGAATCTCCTACGGCTTGTTAAAGAGTGGATATTTGGACTTGGTGGATAGATGGGGTAGATTTTACATACGATCAAATAATCTTCCGCCCAACGAAGAGTCAAGTTGGAGTTATAAGCTGCTTCAAGACCCTATCTGCGGCATCACTGTTACGGGAGCGATTTCACCTATCGTCTTCCTCGTAGGGGATGGAAAACCGTGTGGCGAATCGGTTAATGGCAACACCAGGACGCTATATTTCAAGGGGTGCTCGCCCAATACGAAGGCGTTCATCTTTGATCTGATGCGTGATGTGGGCGAGAGGAACGGCATGGAATGCTACGACGCTGCAGGCCGGCTAAGCTTCACGACAGGGATGCCGCCACTGAACATAATTGCCGTTGTCGATCCACCCCCAATCAATCCACCTGCATCACCTAACACCGATACTCGCTGGACTCCCTATTCAGGCGGTTCCAATGAGAGGTCAGGCACTGAATGGTCTTCCAGTGACTACATCCAGCCCAGGGGAGCAGTGTTCGTTCCCGTTATGTCGGGCGAACTGGCTGCTTATCTGACTTTCTCGAGGATCTGCACCTTGAACGAAGGCTTTGATCTCGGGGCAGGCACATACAGGACGAACGCCAATGAAGGATGTGGAGGAGCCTCGGGTGGCGTGAGGTTCTTTTTCAGCCCCGCAGTTGCGACTACAGCCGTGCAATACGGTAGTTCCTATACATCATGGAACGACATACCAACTGACCGCCAACCGCAAGCGCTTGTAATTCAAGCGAGCGACTACCCATTCCCGTTTAGATAACCAAAGAGGAAACACCCATGCCCTATGTAGCTATCAACCTGGCCAACGACTACGACGCGGCCAACAAAACCCGCTATGCCACTCCGGAAGAAGCAGACGCCCGCGCCCGCGAGATCCTGAACCAGTTCCCGACTGCGCAGGTTTGCGTGGCCCAGGTGCTGAAGGACTACAGCGCCAAGGTATCGATCACTGCGAAGGAGCCCGCAGCAGCGCCAGAGCCGGAAGCCCCGGCCGCTTGATCTAACCTGGCGGGATCACCATGATCTAATCAGTGGTATCAATATTCCAGCCTACGGATTGGCACATTGCCTTGCCTGTACTGCTGATAGCCGGTGTAAGGAAGAACAACGGTGTCGACGATTCCCGACGCTGCCATGTCGAGCAGGATCGGGAAGGTAGCCCAGTGCGGGCCTGTTCGAGGGGGACTGTTCAAGTTGCAAAACTGATAAGCAACGCCACTGTATGCCCGGGAAATCGTATAACAATTAGTCTGCCATTTCGCCAGATCGTCCACGGCTTTGGACTCGTTGGAAACCGTGCGTACAGTCCCACACCCGCCCAGCGCTGAGGCGAGCATCACACCCATCCATAGTTTTTTCATGAGGTCACTCCCAGTGAGATGACCAGATCATAACGCGTCTTTTGTGTGGCCCGCCCATCGCGGGCTTTTTTTCGCCTGGAGAAAACCTATGACCACACCCCGCGGTATCCGCAATAACAACCCAGGAAACATCGATTACAACCCGCGCAACGCCTGGCAGGGACAGCTGGGCATTGAGGTAGGTGTGGCCAAGCCGCGCTTCGCCCGCTTCGACCATCCAGAGAACGGCATCCGCGCCTTGGGCAAGCTGCTGCTCAACTACCGGGGCAAGGATGGGATGCCCGGCGTTGGCCGGCCTGGTATCGACACCCCGCTGGAGTTCATCAATCGGTGGGCGCCGGCGAGTGAGAACGACACCAATGCCTATGCCCAAGCCATCGCCAAGCGCCTGGGCGTCGGTGTGCGCGACTCGATCGACATCTCCAAACCGCAGATTCTGCGCGAACTGCTGGTCGGCATCATCGTGCACGAGAACGGCACCAACCCGTATCCGTCGACGTTGATCGATGAGGGTGTCAGGCGGGCCCTGGCATGAGCCCTTGGGTTTGCTTGTCGGTTGCCGTGGTCCTGGTGGCCAGCCACTGGGGCGCCTACGAACACGGCCGGAGTGTAGAGCAGGCGCAGGCCGGCCAGGCCTCGGCCCAGCGCGATAGCGGCGACCGTCTTGCCGAGGTGATCGGTGAGCGTGGCGCTCGTCAGCAGGAACATCAACGCGCCCAGGCGCAGGAGGAGGCGAGGGCCCATGGTCATGAGGAAAGATCTATTGCGAGTTCTGGCGCTGCTGGCGCCGATGCTGCTGGCCAGCGGCTGCGCGACGACGGCGCCAACTTCGCCGCCGCCGTCAGTTGCCCCGGCACGGATACCGCCGCTGTCGCCCGAGGCCAGGCAGCCACCCGCGCCGCCATGGTGCTCTCCGACCTGCTCGCACGGGCTGATGCTCGAGCGGGAGAGCTGGCGAAAGCGTATGACCGCGCCCGAATAGCGGGGGAGCTATGCCAGCGATCCTATGACACCCTTATCCCAAGTTATGATTGACGTATTCCCTCAGTGAGTTACATTTTTAACGCTGCCGAGCTATTTGGATCAAAGGAAAAAAGGGCGCCGCCGATTGGCCCGTCGTATACGACGGTGGTATCTTCACCGTCACCCACGAGTGAAATCGGTTGTCTTAGACCTGGGCGGCAAAAACTTATGGCTTCATCTGTTATCACTACAGATTCTTTGCCATGATTCCAAAATCCTTGAATCTTGATCAGTCCTGGAGCTATCACTTCAAGATCAATAGCGGTGATTTTCTCGCCTTCTCCGTAATTTGGCGATACCGTTCTCATCATTATTACATGCTCAGCGGGAAGGTAAAATTTTTTCGTAGGGACCAGTAATTGAAACTTTCCCGGCCTTTGAATTAACTCAACCCCCATGCATACGTTTCCGGTCAAATGATTATCTATCACGCTAGCTATCGATTTTCCACTTGAGTCACTTATCGTAGCGTTGACTTGAAGCCATGTATTATTGATGGTAAAGCTGAGTCTGTTATTTGGCCATAATTCAAAAACCGTCAGATTTCCAGGGTTGGACGGTTTAAAGGTAATGGTCCCAAGTAATATTCTAGGCGACTCTGTTGGTTCGGCGTAAATTAGACTGTGCACGGCGTGGGTGGGTCTCTGTATCTTCTTCCATCTGTATAGAACATCTTCGCTTATAACTAATAAGCCGTTATGGCATGCGTCGTGGCAGCTTGGGCAAACGGCTATCATGTGAGATTCATCGTGAGTTTTCACTATGGACCATAATTCAATATGGTGAAACTCAACTCTAGAGTTCTGGCAACCTGGGTTTGCACACTTATTGCCTGCCTCAGCAATCAATCTTTTCTTAATGTGTTTTTTTATGTGTCTATTGGGTAGGCTCACTTGGTTTTCCTCAGGTTATTGCATTCTAATCTTCTTGTGGAATCCACTGATTAAATTTTGAAATCAAGTAGCATAGTAGTACATGCCCAAAGCCACTTTTTTCTTCAAGCTTTGAGATTTATCATTTACTTTATTAACCAACTGGTACGTTTTCTACGCCTACCTACACCTATAAACGCACGAGTAACAGGCGCTCGTGTCCGATAGCTTGCGTCTATCAGGAAGTTGCAGGTGAGGCGTCGATCCATATTTCACGGACCTAATCGCTTCATGGGGCTCTCGCAGTGACGCTCGGCAACAATCTTCAAACTTGTGTCCATTTCCAATCAGCGCGAACAGGTTGATACTCGAGCGTGAAGGCTGGCGAAAGCATATGACCGCGCCCGAATAGCGTGCCTTGCTTGCGAGGCGTCCTATAATGCCCTGACCAAATAAGGGTAGCACCGATGGACAAGGATGAATTTGCCGCTGCCGTTGAGGCAGGCGAACCGCTGATCGAGCAGTCGATGGAAGCTCTCAAGCGGTATTGGGAGGCCAGGGACTACGGCGCGCCGGCCGAGGAAGTAGAGCGGCTGCGGCTCCATTCCGAATCCTTGGCCCAGGCGGTTTCCGACTACCAGCTTCGCACCGTCTCCAAGCTGATGGGCAACAAACTGCCCCCGCTGCACTAGCGCACCCCGCTTGTCGGCAGTTGCCGGGCCTATTGCAGGCCACTACCATACTGTTCATTCATACAGTATGGAGGCTCCGCCAATGAACACCGCCCTTGACTTCGAAATCGACGACATGCCCCAGCTCAGCCTGGACGATCTGATGCAGGTGCGTGCGCCCTGGACCTACCTGGTCAAGATCGAAGGCGAGAGCATGCAGGGTGTCGGGATGTACTCCGGTGACCTGCTGGTCGTTGATCGAAGCGTCGAGGCCAAGCACGGCGACATCGTGATCGCGGCGGTGAACGGCGAGCCGACCTGCAAGCGCATGTGCCGTGAGCACGGTGTGCTGGTCCTGCGATCGGAGAATCCAAAGTACCCGTCGCGGTACATCATGGAGGGGGATACGTTCGAGGTGTGGGGTGTGGTCCGGTTCAGCGTCCGGGATCATCATCGTGTTGCGGGATAG